ATGTTGTTTGAATTAGGTGAATTTTTTACTGAGGTAAAGCGTAAATATCCTTGTATGTTTATATGTTTATCACAGCTTAATAGAAATATAGATAATCCAGACAGGGCACAAGATGGTAAGTATGGTAACTATGTATTAGAGTCAGATATATTTGGCTCAGATGCTATGTTACAACATGCTGATACATTAATTGGTATTAACCGCCCTGCAAAACAAAAGATTAGATACTATGGGCCTGATAGATTTATAATAGAAGATGATAAAACATTAGTATTACACTTTCTTAAAGCAAGAAATGGAGATACACGTATGAGTTTCTTTAAAGCTAAGTTTGAACAAATGCAGATAGCAGAAATGGATACACCACCTCAACAACAAAGAAGATAATTATGTTAAGTACAAAAATAAAATGTAATGTTATGACTCCAGCTGAAAGAAAAGCAAAGGTTGCAAAATTAAGAGAAGAGCATGAAGATTACTTCCAAACAATAGGAAGTATTAATGCACTATATATACCTAAGATGGCTTACAGGCCAACAGGTAAAGATGATCTGCATGTATCATTCTTTCCAAGTGAATTGGAAAAGGGTAGAGATATTTACACAGAGTTTGTAAGTATTGAATATGAGACAGAAGATCCTAAAAGAACTTTATATCTAATAAAACATAATCCACATTGGAAAGAGGAGTATGAATTAGTTACAAGTAGTTCTGGATTTGAGAGACACATAATTCCTGTTTCAGAGTTAAAGGCTATCAATGATGTAACTAGTAGAGGACAAAAGTTTACTACTGAAAATATCAAAGAAAACTTTGACAAAATAAAATTACCAGACCCAGAGACTGGTAGAGATATGCTAGATGTACTAAAAGGCATTGAGAGAGCATTATTAAGTATAAGTAATAAATTAAATAAATAACTATGGCACAAAGCGTATTAGTCATTGCAGACTCAGGGACTGGAAAGTCCACATCTATTAGGACATTAGATCCTAAAGAAACTTTTATTATTAACATTGCTAACAAACCGTTACCATTTAAAGGTTGGAAGAAGAATTACGTAAACATTAGTAAAGAAAATCCAAAAGGTAATATGACTTCAGCTTCATCCGCTAATGGTATAGTTAAAGCTATGCAACATGTAAATGATAAAATGCCACATATCAAGACATTAGTTATTGATGATTGGCAGTATATGTCCAGCTTTGAATACTTTGATAGAGCTAGTGAAAAAGGTTATGATAAGTTTACTCAGATTGCAGCTAACTTGGCACAGGTTGCTAAGATGCCTAAAGATATGAGAGAAGACTTAACTATCTTTTTCTTAACTCATTCAGAAGAATCAACTGATATTAATGGACACAGAAAAGTTAAAGCTAAAACTATTGGTAAGATGATAGATAATACTCTAACTTTGGAAGGTCTTTTCTCTATTGTTTTATTTGGTAGAGTTAAGAAGACAGAAGACTCATTAGAATATGGGTTTGATACGCAAAATAATGGAGAGAACACATGTAAATCTCCAATGGGAATGTTTGAAGATTCCTTTATACCTAATGATCTACAACACGTTAAAGATTGTATATCTAAATATGAAAATTAATTATTATGAGTGAATTAAAAGAAAAAGTTATGTTAAATACTAAAGACATGTCTGCTGGATCAAGCAGACCAAAGCCAGTTTTAGGACCAGGTAATCATGTTATTAAAATCAATTCAATAACATTTGATAAAACACCTTATGATTCTGAAGCATATAATATTACTCTACATGTAGAGTCTGAGCCAGTTAAAGGAGACTTTGAAGGGTTCTATAAAGATATGAATGATCAATCTAAAGGTAGATATGCCGGTCAGGTTGGTAGAGTTAGATATAGTCCTTATCCTTTCAAGGACACTACACTACCAAGTGGTAGAGAAATTGAAAGAGATCAAGAAGTATTGAAGTCTATGATCTTTTTATCTGAGCAATTAGGTAAGAGAGATGCACTAGACAGTATAGAAGCAGAAACTATTGAGATATTTATGCAGAAAGTAAATGATATCTTTTCTAATAGTGATTTCTTTAATGCATGCATTGGCTCTAGAGAGTGGGAAAACAAAGATGGTTATATAAATGATGATCTGTTTTTACCTAGAATCTCTAAGGATGGTGTACCTATTGAAGCTATTGATGTTGATACAACAAATTCAAGATTGATGACATTTGATAGAGCTACACATGTTAGAGCTATTGCTAAGAAAGAAACACCAGCTGCTGATTCTTCATTTGAAGGAACATCAGGTAGTGGATCTGACTTTGAACTGTAAATAATAAAAGGGGTGTATAATGGTGGTGGTTAATGACAGTAATCAGATATATCGTCCACACATATACTTAATTGAGATCAAAACCATTTGCGGTACCAAGTCTCAGCCCCATTATTATTATGATAAGTACAAAGAACTTAGCAAGAGATGA